GATGTCTACCAAGACACCCCGTCTGGTTTTCCATCGGAAGTCGAAAGACGTACACGTGATTTCCTCTGGAACTCCCTGGTGTTTCCGATGTTGGTCCCCGATTAGAAAGACCAATCCCCTTTGGGAAACATGTGCTTGTAGATTCTATCCAATCTATGATCCATCTATTGATGGAGAGCACAGCCCCGCTACGCGTGCGCGCGCGCGCGTTGCGCACACATGAGGAAACGATGCTTAAGAACTGTCGTTTTCGACCTTTGGGGAGCGACCCAACGAGAACAAGAGGATAGTCGCGGTTCGGGTGCTGGGGGAGTTCGGCAGCATAGTTAATTTATAGACCCCGTTTCTTACGGTTTCTTTATGGCGAGACGTCGTAACATCAAAACCGCTGAGAAAACTTTTGTTTTCGATCTAAACCCTAGCAATGAGAATAACATTGCTGTTCAGGGTGCTTACGTGGACCTTGCTCAAATTCATTCATTGGTGAATCGCGTCAGCGCCAGGCAAGGCTACGAATTTGTCGTCCAGTCCCTTGAGATTGGTGTACAGGCTGGAGGCGCATTTCAGGCGAGTATTATGCGACTACCAGAACATTGGCCATGCGTTAATGCGTGGGAGAAGACCATGGTAGTTTGGAAAGAGCAACAGGATGATGCTGCTGAACAAGCTGGTCTTGAATCTACGGCTGCCCGTTACCGAGATTTCAAAATTCATTTTGACGCCGAACATGTTACTTCGGGATTTGGAGCCAATTTGATACCAGCCGGTTATTTCACCGAAGATGGTGGCTCTACAGCTGATGCCTACGAGTGGTTGGCATCGCAAGTTGTCATTCCCAATGATGGGGCTGTTGGGAACACTACAGAACGTCTTTTGCATATGATTGGTGATGACAATGGTGCGGCTAGCGCCGGTATGATCAAGGCGTATGCCGAATCTAGATCACGACCTCAGGTCACCGATCCGAATATTGTTAATACTCCGACTGGAGGATTGTTCGGTGAGATGTTTGATGTTGGTATGGACGATGAAGATGTGGTTGATAATCTTCAAGAACGTAACAATGAACCGCCATATCTTGTTTATCGAAATGTGGCGGCTGAGGCTTACCCTGGTGGAGCATTCCAGGGGCCGAATTATGGTACTCAACTAGATGGCCAATTTGTTGACATTCTCGCAGTGAATGCTGGCCAGAACTATAACACCGATATTTGTCCGGGTTTTGTTGCACCATGCGGTCTGATTAAGATCCTCTACAATGCGAGTGGTGTTAGTGTCCCCAATCCGATTAATATTGGGGACATGCCTTTCGGACTTTGGATGAAAATCACTCTCGCCCCTGGGGAATATAAGGGACTACTCGCGCAGCCCATGCAGGATGTGAACTAATGGGTTCGATAGATCCTTCAACTACTGAGAAGATTGCAACCGCAGCTCGGGCTGCACAGCTTGCAACTCTGATCAAGGAGAATCAACTCATCTCTGCGCTTGTCCTGTTTGTCCTTTGGCAGGCTGGCGCTTTCTACTCCGCTCATACCTATGCGGCAGGAGTGATGTGTTGATGGCTAAATATACCTACGGGAAGAAATTCAAGCGTAATGGAAAGATGGTGCAATACCGCTATACTGGCGGTCGTAAGAGCACCAAGAAGTTAGTTCCCGCTAGGAAGCGATGAGGTATGTCGCAGACCTTTGGTCATAAGGGACGCCGCGTCGATTTTGATTTATGGGCCCTACCGGATTTTGATTTTGTAATTGATTTTGATTTGGTGGCCCAGTATGCGATCACAGGCTCCTGGAGATTTGTCCCTAAAGAATATCTTTCAGAAGAGACTCGTGGAGCGATTGAAGCTGATATATCTGATCAAGATAAGTCTTGGGCTGGTATTATTGTCGGCTTTACTGCTGTTATAATTGTTAACATAGTTGCTGGCACTTTGATTGGTGTCGGCCTGTATACCGGCCAGGCATGGATGGTTACAGCTGGAAGCACTTTGTTAGCCTTTCCAGATTTGTTGGTGTACGGAATTGGGTACGCAATTGGAGATTATTTTTGGGGATGACCTGAAATCTTTATGTAACAAGTGGTGACGCGTCGTGACATGCACGAGGCTGAACCCCTATTGTATTGGAGAGTGAAACGCGATGGCGTTTGGAGATTTGAACGAGCAAGATATGTTCGAGTGTATGGTGATGAATACATGGTCGAACCACCGGAGGTGAAAGTGGATGAAAGTGAAGAATGAAAGTGGAGGCCACTGTGATTTCTGCGGTTTTTATGACGCGAAATTCTCTATTAATGGCGGTTTGTGGTGGCTATGCAAACCGTGTATGGAAGGTGCTTACGGGCCGTGTCCGTGTACACCGGATTTGATTGTTGAACACCTGGGCGTTTGTAAAATGGCAGGTGAAGAAGAATGAGTCATGATATTGATGATCTCTTGCAGATGATTAAGCAACTAGAGCTGCGCATCATCGATCTTGAAAAAGAGTTAGACCCTGGTGTAACTCATATTGCTCCGGACGGTTGGTATTTTGACCACTAAGAAGTGGTTGATGTCTACCAAGACACCCCGTCTGGTTTTCCATCGGAAGTCGAAAGACGTACACGTGATTTCCTCTGGAACTCCCTGGTGTTTCCGATGTTGGTCCCC